CCTCTTATAGAACTGACCTTGACCAAGAGGAACTCGTCTTCCAGGAGACTACAAGTGCCTCTCACACCGCTGGAGACGAGGTTCAGAACCTCAGTGCACTGTTCCTGAAGGAGTTTTATAGGAAACTCAAATATACCTATGCTCCTGGGTTTGAGGACGTATCATTTGTATCAGATCTTGACGTAAACAACTTCCTTAAAGAGGTTAGAAGTTTTTACGAATCAAAAGGAACAGAAGAGTCATATAACATTATTTTCAAAGTATTATTTGGTGAAACTCCAAAGGTTATTGACCTCGAAGAGTTCCTCCCCAAACCTTCTTCTGCCAAATATATCAGAAGAGAGCAAGTTGTAGTAGAGCGCATATCTGGTGATCCTAATAAACTTGTTGGTCAAACAATTCAGAAGTCTTCTGACCCAAATACACAAGGTTCAGTGTCTGAGGTTGAAATATTCACTAGATCTGGTATTAATACATTTTTCAAACTTGGTTTGTTTGTTGGATACGATGATAGAGACCTTATTGAAGGAACATTTGTAATTCAACCAGAAACGAA